AAGGACAAGTAAGTGAAGGACTGGTAGAAACAGAGGATTATGACAAGCTTTCCAATGAAGCACTGGAAGCATTAGTCAAGACTGGCGTGAAACCTGCACCTGTTGTACCTGCCGAACCTGTTAAGGAGGGCGAAGAACCTCCACCTGCCGAACCGACCGAAGAACTGCCTGATTATATCAAGGGCAAGACTGCTGAAGAACTGGCCAAAGACTATGTCAACTTGCGTAAGAAATTAGACGAACAGGGTAAAGAGGTTGGCGAACTGCGTAAATTCAAGGAAGATGCAATCGACCTCGATACCCAGATGAAGCAGTATCAGATAGATGCTACTTCACGGCGTATTGTAGAAACCGAGATAAAAGGCATGACTGATGCCGAGAAACAGCAGTTCTATGATGCCTTTAGCGAGGACCCTGTTAAAGCCCTGATGCCCTACATATCAAAGGCAATCAAGCCGATTGCAGTGGTACAGGCAAGACAGGCAAACGAAAATGAGATAAACAGGTTAATTGAGGCAAATAAAGACGGATTAGTCCCTTATGACCGCAAGGCAGTTGATAAGATCATAGCAGGTTTTACGGGAGCAGACGGCAGGAATAAGCTGTTTGAAATTCCCGGTACGACAGCCTTTGAAGAAGGATATAAGATTTACAGGGATAAGAACCTTCCAGAAGCGTTACAGAAGAAAGAGCAAACAATCATTGAGAAAGCAGAAAAAGAAGCAGAAGAAAAAGCCCAGAAGAAACTGCGAACTTACACCGAACCGCAAGGCATTCGTTCTGCTCCAAGTGGATCAACCGATTATGATACTATGCCGATGGAACAACTTGGAAAATTAGTCGGGAAACCAAAAGACTAACATAAAAATAAAAATTAAATAGTCTTATAATTCACGGGGGAAAACAAAAATTTAAAATTAAAAGGTCGTGAATTATAAATGTCAACTTCAACTACAACCTCAACCCTTACCCAGGCATTAAAGACTTATTACGATAGAAAACTATTAGAACTTGCCGAACCAGTAATGGTAGCAGATAAGTTAGCAGACCACTCTCGTGATATTCCTCAAAAAGAGGGTAAGGTAGTAAATTTCACCCGTTATGTCCCTTTAGCTAAAGTAACCGCTGTAACTGCCGAAGATGCAAACTGCGATTATGTCGAATTGGAAGCCTTCGAGTTTGAAAAGACCGTTGGTAAATATGCTAACGCTATAAGACTTACTGAAGAAATACAATTATTTAGTTATTGCGAACCACTTGATAATGGGGTTCAACTTCTGGGCGTAAATATGGGTGAATCAATAAATTATCAGTATAGAAAGGCAATGGCTTTAGGTCTCTATCCGATGAGGGTAGACAATTCAAGCACTTATGCAGTTAGTGGAGTAGTTACTTCTGCACCTCTTACTACCACAATAACAGCTGCTTTATTAACCCAAGCAGATGACTTCTGGAATGACGGAGTAATCATCTTTACTTCGGGACAGAACGCAGGATATGCAGGGTTAGTAAGCGATTTTGTTGCTTCAAGTGATACGGTTACTTTTGGTCCTGCATTAAAAGATGTCTGTGCTGTAGGCGATACTTTCCGTATCGTTGTTTCTACAGGTCTGGCTGCTACTAATATTGTAACTGGCTCAGCAGTAGAAAGAGCAGTAGCTATCCTAAAACACAACAAAGCACCTAAGTATGATGGAAAATTCTATGCAGGGATTATGAGTCCCTTCGTAGTCTATGACTTCATGCAAGATAGTGCATGGGTTAATGCAGTACACTATGCTTCTCCCCAAGATATTTTAAACGGAGAATTAGGCAAATGGGGCGGAGTTCGCTTCTGGGAAGATACCGAAGGCTGGACAGAAACCATTACTACCGGAGCTTCTACTTCTGCAGCAAGAGGATTTGGATACTATTCTGCAACAGGTACTATTAATCACACCCCGATATTCGGAAAGCATTGTTTTGCAGGTACAAGGATAAGCGGCGTAAAGGACAAACTCATCATCAAAATCCCCGGACCGCAGGATACTTCCAACTTTATTAATGCCTGGAGCATGGTATCTTGGAGAGCTTACTTCGTTGCTGTAGTATTAAACGGATTATTCGGAGTAAACATTGTAAGTGGTGCTTCAACACCAGCCTAACAGAATAACATAATAACAGATTAACAAAATAAAATAGAGGGGCGTAAACTGCCCCTCTTGAGAAAGGAGATAACTTAAATGTTAGAAATAAAAAAATCAATAGAACAAGGATTTAGCGGAAAGCCAGGCGGATTATACGATATCTTAAAACAACTGCAAAATATGGCAATACTTACACCTTGCAAAGTCTTTTATGTCTGGAAGGGTGGTAATGGTCAAGGTGGTGAATCTTGGGAAACTGCTTATCCTACAATTACTGAAGCCATTACCGAACATACAAGATACAGAACAACAATACCTTCAGCACAACAATCAATCTACGATTATATTATTATAGCACCTGCCACTTATGATGAAAATATTACTGCATTACCATTTTCTTGCAATATGATTGGATTAGGGCATCCTGGAACTGATAAACACGTTGAACTACATCCTTCGGCTGGTATTCCAATAGCAGGAACGGTTTCTGGTTTACGTCTTATTAACATGAGATTTGAAGCAGTTGGTGCAGTTGACTTACTTGATTTCAATATTTGTAATAATGTTGAAATTTTAAACTGTACGTTTGCATGTGCTGATGCTGATAATGTTGCTGCTATATCAACCCAAAATAGTAGTTATTTAACTATAAGAGATTGCAGATTTGATTGTCTTTTAGCTACTGCTGGATTTGCTTATTGTTTATATTTTGGTGGTGGTTCAGATAAGTACCTTGCTTCTGGTGTTATAGAAAATAACGTATTTAGTGGAATGGATGCGGCTGGAACTGCAATATATATAGCCAGCGATTGTACTGCCTCTGAAACTATAATCAGGAACAATATAATTAAACTTACTGGTGCTGGAACTGGTATAGACGACAACAATGACAATGCAATGGTTTTAGATAATGTTGTATTCCATGTTAGTGGAACACCTTACGATATAAATACTTCATGGTCTAAAAACAATTATGCAAGTGATGCTGGAACAGCAACTATAGTACCTGATTTAGCTCAATTTTAATTAACAGGTTTCGCGGTTGTCCGATGATACAACCGCATTCTAATAAAAAGAAGGTGATTTTATGCAAATTATAAGAATTGCGGCTGATACACAATTAGCTTATGCAGTGCCGATTACAATATATGCGGCAAGACTACAATACCAAGGCGATACTACTGCTGCCATCTATGACGAAGCAGGTGCAACGGCAGGCAGTCCTACTGCTGCATTAAAGAGAATTGGATTAGAGACATTAGCCACTTATAAATCAACTGATGATGCACTCATTCCAGCAGGAGGAGTTAAGTTCGCAGTTGGCTGTTATGTTGAATTTAACGCGGGAGAAGTATTTTTGACCGTAGATTAATAAATAAGAAAGGAGGAAATTATGCCAACACGTATACCGATATACCGAGATGAATTATTTGCAAGGCTGGATAAGGATAAGGCGGAGATAAAGGCGGAGCTGAAGAAAGAGATGAACGACCTTGCCCTGCTTATCCTTAATAAGTTAGAGCCTTGCGTATGTGAACCTAAAGAAGTTAAGAAACCAATAACAAAGAAACAATAAAGTTAGGTGATATAGATGTTAGCGACAATAGCTGAAATAGAAACCAGCGTAAGATATCAAATAAGAGAAGCTACTGCAGGTTTTTGGACATCGACAGAAATACAGAGTTACATTAATGAAGCCCAGGAAAAGATTGCCACTGAAACAAAGTGCCTATCTAAATTATATTCCCGTCCCTTAATCGCTGCCGATATCGTTAATGACAGGGAGATCCGCTTCTCCAGTGATTTTGTTGCCCTTGATGAGGGTGGAGTCCTCTATAACGATAAACCGCTTGAACAGACCTCATTAAAAGAACTTGACGAGCATTTAGGTAATTGGCGGAGTACCACAGGCACGCCGACCCGCTTCTATTTCAGAAGCGACATGATGGGATTTTTCCCTAAACCATCAGCTGGGGATACGGTGAAGTATTACGGTATAGAAAGGGCAACCGAGTTATCAGGCTCTACCGTTCCCTTATCAGGTGATTATAGGACGATAGCCTTCCGTATATATATGCGTAATTATGCTGTTGCTATGTGCTGGTATGCAAAAAATGAAGATGGTAAAGGTGATAAGTGGATGGCAAGATTCGACAGGGGGATATACAACATTAATGCCATATTGAACGGACACAAAAATCAGGGGGCGAAGATGATACCCGAATATCGGGCACGAGGACATCGTTACGGGATTAATTATGGTGATACCTCACATTATTGATTAATTAAGAAAGGAGAATAATTATGGCATTTGCAAAAAAACATTTTGTTGACGAGAAAGCAAGAAAGAAAAAGATACAGGCAACGCAATCGAGCCAGAAATATGGTTGGAAAAGAGTACAGGCCAAAAAGAAAAGTTTAACTAATTATAGTGCTTCCACAAGCGGTATATCACCAGCTAAGAAAAAAGTATCTCCATTAAAAAGTATAGGAAGTAATAATCCTACCATCGCCAATTTACTTAAAAAGAGAAAAAGATTAGGCATTATAGGCGGACGGTAATTAAGTAAAATAAAATAGGGCGTGATTAAATGACCAAAAAAATAATATGGAAAGCACTCGATAACCTCTCACCGTCTGACGTAAAACTGACGCAACTCCCACGCAAGCCGGATGGCTTATATAACATGCATTTTAACGAATACGGACAGTTGGTCAAGCGTGCAGGTTATGCCGAATATAATGCTACTTCAATCGGTGCAGACCATCCAATCAAGGGTATGCACCGATATTATAAGCAGGATACTTATGATAAAACGTTTTTAGTGGCCTGGAATACTGATGTATATAAATTTATAGTTATACCCACAGCTACAACCTGGGATTTACAATATTTGTGTACCGTTAAACCTGATGCTGATACTCCGGTATGGACAGCAGGTGGAACAACCGGTTATGCCTCTTGTACTGATGGGATATTAACCATTGATACGTCTGCTGCCAATTCAAGAACCTGTTATTATAATAGAACGCCGGATATTGATTTTTCCAGCGGCTTCCTTGTTCAGTTTGAGGCACAGATGGTGTCCGGTGCAGGGAACTATCCATTTAGGATTTATATTCAAGATGGTTCACAAAACTTATGGATTCAAGTATCTCTTAAAACAGATTCTGTATATCATTATCTAACTAAAATATGTGATTTTACTACGACTGACGAAAACCATGTATATAAAATAGTTGTTGTCGGTACGACTGCAACCCTATATATTGATAATATCTATAAGGGCGAATGGGCAGTTCAAGGACCTGCTTATTGTACTGATTTGGTTCGGTTTGGAGATAATGATACTGGAAGTTCTTGTAAGATTTATATTAATTACTTTTATTATACCAGCGATATTACCACAATATGGGGTGTCGCCTCAATCAAGTCGGGACTTACCGCTGAGTCTGATACCTACTTTTGCGACTTCCTTAATACCTGCTATTTTCTGAATGGCGTTGACGGGGTCTTTAAATATGATTTAGCCAATGTCAGGACGGTATGTCCTGCTCCGCCTGCTGCCAAACCGACAGGAGTAGGTGGGAGTACAGGCGGTCTACTGGGTGTAGGAAATTATTATTTTTGCTATACCTATGTAGATGAAGATGGATATGAAGGTGATCCTTCACCTGTTTCTGACGCTATTGACGTTGAATCAGGGGAGAAAGTTACCTTAACTATCGTCAACTCCACTGACGCCAAAATATCCTCAAAGAATATCTATCGCACTTCACTTGCAGGTGCGATTTATTATTATGACGGAGAAGTGGCAGATAACGACATAGAGACCTATACTTCATCCCAAGCCGACAGCACTTTAGGTACTGCAGTAGCAGAAAATCACACCGTACCGCCAACCACAGTACACCTCATTGCCAAACGCAGGGAAAGACTCTATTTAGCCTACAACGATTATGTCTATCCTTCCCATATTTCAGATGTGGAATACTTTCCTGCTACCTGGCGACAACGAACAGGCAACAGCCAGAAGATAACGGGCTTAATTGAACTACTAACCGAACTTCCTGTATTAACGGAAGATTCCGTTGAACGGCTGACAGGCACGGATGAAGATAATTTTGAGTTTAAAAATGCCTATTCGACAGAAGGTTGTATTGCCATAAGGAGTCTGGTTGATTGTGATAACCTGGCAGTCTATTTAGGCTATAACGGGATTAACTGGCATAACGGGACTGCTTCGGGGATATTCAGTCAGGCACTAAATAAATATATCAAAGATAATATCGTGGATGGTTCTGCCTACTTATCCTGTGCAACTTACTGGGACAATAAATATATCCTCTGCTACCCCAAGACAGGCGGGACTTATCCGACTGAAACCATCTGGATTGACTTAAAGAATTATACCTACGGCGTATACAGTTTTGCCTTCAGTTGCTTCTCGAAGTGGGATCGTGGAACGGACGGATTACAGTTAAAAGGCGGGAGTAATACCGAAGGCCAAATCTATTCTGTCTTTTCAGGACTTGATGATGATGGTTCAGCTATAACTGCCTATGATGATATCGAACCGCTGGATTTGGGAACACCCGAAAAATATAAGCAGTGGTATTCGGTTTCTGTAAAGATTAAAAGCACTACAGGAACAGCATTCCGCTTATATTACGAACTTGATGATGGTTCGGCTGGTACTTATGCCAGTAAAACCTTAACCGTAAGTACCACAAAATGGTATCGGATATCATTAGGTGCTGGAGGAAAACGTGCAAGGGCATTAAGTATAAAACCCTGGATGTCTGACAAACTTGACTTTGAGATACACGGATTGATGATTTGTTATGAAGAAGAGTCTTTTATGGAGGAAAACGAATAATGCCTTTTGATTTTGAAGATTTTAATAAGAAAGATGAACAAACTTCAAATGCTATATTACAGGGAATAAAAGACACGATTGAAGGCGGTATCCGTTCGGTTAATATAAGCGAGTTCCGCAATATTTCTACCATCTATTGCCAGGACAGCCTCGATAATAGTTACCCCCTGTATGTGCATTTTAATATCACCAGTGAAATGGTCAAGATCGTATCGGTAAAGGTATCATTCTGGATACTTCCTTACAGGGGTTATCCTGCAACCGGTATCTACGAGGAAGATAATTCACCGACCATCAAATTCTATGTCAGTGAGAATGAAGGGATTTCCTACAATGCTATCTTTTTTGGCGGTTATACCACCAAACAAACGGATGTGGATATTACTTCTCTTTTATCAGGTTCAGGCAATAAACTGCTTAAATTTACCTCATCGGCAAGGGGAAGGTTAAGCGTGCAAGTTACAGTTAAGTTAGACGTTAAGGCGAGGTAACAGTAAAGAAATATTTAATAGAAGTGGGGGATTTTATTTAAGGAGCGTGATTTTTTATGGCAAAAAAATGCCCTACAGTAACTACACAAGAAAACCCAGGATGGTATGATGAAGATGGAAATTTAATTACTTCCTCCGGCATTAACCCCTCAACAGGCGTGGCATGGACTGGAGAAGAATTGGTATCAGCAGCAAGTACCGGTGCTCCCTCAACTACTTATGGACTTGAAGCATGGCCTGAAAATTTTCCCACCACAACGGAGGAATATAATGCTATTAGACCGACATCAGAATATCAAAAACTTATATCATCTTCTGGCGTTAACCCAATAACAGGCACTCCAAGTGCTGGAGCCGCAGCAACTACACCAGGCGCCTTTGGCGCTAATATCCCCGCACCGGCAGTCACTCCCGCACCCGCTTTTGAGATTTCCCCCGAACAGAAAGCCTGGGAAGAACAGATAGGCGGATATATTTCTGAAACGTTGGAAATGGGGGGCAGAGGTATCCCCGAAGAAACACAGGCACTAATGACTCAAAAGACTACCGATATCTTAAAGGCAAAAGAAACAGAAGATATCAGGGTCATGCGTAACAACATGGAAAGGCGGGGTATTACCAATTCGGGTTTTGTCTTCTCTAACGAACAGAAGATCAGGTCAAATACCACCGTTGCTCTTGCTAATTCCATTACCGACTTAAATATACAAAATTCATTAATGAAGTTATCTTCTTTTGAAACAACAATGGGTCAGGCGGCACAATTCCTGGGCTATCTCGGTGAGATGAGTCAGTTAAAGTACCAGCCTGAATTTGCTACCTGGCAGGCAGAGCAATTAACTAAAATGCAGGCTTGGCAGGCACAGATTGATATACAGAAGATGGCGATTAATCAGGCGTATCAACAGCAGAATATTAAATTAACCGGAGAATTACAGAGTCAGTTATCTGAACAGCAACACGGATACGATATTGAACTGGCTGAAATGGAATTAGAGGCAAAACAAAAGGCCGCAGCGGCAGAAGGTGCTGGAAACATTATGGGAACTGCCAGTGGAGCTATAATTTCCCTAATAAAACCATCATGATAAAACAATGTCAAAACGATAATAATGTTTTTTTAGAGATATTAGATAAATTAAAAGAGGTAAAGAACTGCAAAATAACATCCAATATTTTATATAATTATATGATTTCAGAACAAATAGACAAGAGTGCTATGACTTTAGTAAGTTATGACAACGATAAAATGAATGGATGTGTAGTAGTAAAAATAATTAGAGATGATTTTGGAGAATTATCTTTCTTTATGACATTTATTTGGATTAATGCTCGCTGCCCTAATTTAATGCAGGAATTTATAGACTTTGGAAATGAAAAAGCAAAGGAATTAAATATCAAAAAAATTGTTTTTGCTACAAGTAGAAAAGAAGAAATAATTTTAAGACGAATGGGTAAATTTGGATTTAAAAAAATATATACTGCTTACGCAAGGGATGTAAAGTAATAGTGTTTGATAAAAAAGCATATATGAAAGAATGGCGAGAAAAATATAAGGAATATACGAAAAAATATAGTAGAGAATATTATATTAAAAATAGAGAAAAAGAAATAGAACGGTCTAAAGAATGGATAAAAAACAATCCTGTAAAAAGGGAAGAATATAATAAATTATATCGTATAAATAATCTTGAGAAAGAGAAAAAACGGTGGAAACAATATCGGTCTGAAAATAGAAAAGATATAAATCAAAGAAAAAAGTATAAACGTAAAACAGATTTAAAATTTAATCTTAATCATAGAATTAATACAGCCATAGGATTGTCTTTAAAAGGCAATAAAAATGGAAGACATTGGGAATGTTTAATTAACTACACTTTAACTGATTTAATTAAACGATTAAAATCTACTATTCCCAAAGATTACAAATGGAAAGATTTTTTGCAAGGTAAATTACATATTGACCACATTTTACCTATAAGACTTTTTCAATTTAATAGTCCAAAAGATAAAGAATTTTTACAATGTTGGAGTTTATATAATTTAAGATTATTATCTAAAGAAGAGAATTTATCAAAAAATGATAAAATAATAAATCCAATACTTTTAGGATTATTATTAAAGGAGATGATTTAAATGGCAGGAAATTACTCTGGATATTTCCTTAAGGGTTTAGCTGGTGGATTACAGACTGGGGTGAATTTAGGCACTCAAATACAAGAGATGCAATGGCAAAAAGCCCAAAGGAAAAAATTAGAAGAAAAAGAAGCGAAAATTGAAGAAAGTATGTCCACTATTGGTAACTTATTTAAACAGTATGGAGCTGATAGCACATATTCAGATGATGAGATTATGCAATTAAATACAGCTCTTTCAGCTGCTGTTCCTGAAGTTCAAGCAGTATGGAAAGATGCTGTTAATGCCATACAAACAATGAATAAAAATAAATTTGAGGAAGACCTTCAATGGTTCGATTTATTTATAAGTCAAGCAGAAGGATTAAACCCAGGTGATGTACAAGGAATATTTGATATGGCTAAAAGTCGTTTTCAAACCGATAAAGCTAAAAATTATTTTACGGCCTATGAAGAGATACAAAAGAAGAAATATAAACCTGCCCCTGAAACATTTACTTCACCTTCGGGAGTTACAGAAAAATATCCAGAAGCAGGTTATGAATATAGTGCTACCGCAAAGGGGTATGTTCCAATATATCAGAAACCGACTGCACCAGAAAAACCAACCGACACACAGGTCAAGTTAGCCGAGATAGACAAGCTGACTTTCCTGACCGAAGAAAGACGCAACCAGATGAAGGTTAATACTCTTGCCAATGATAGTGCTACTGCTGAAAAGGTAAATGCCATAAGGGCGGCAGGTGGCACAGATGCTGATATATTAGAGTCACTTGGTGCAGGCGTACAGGGGGTTAATCCACCGAAACCATCAACACCCTTAGTTGTAAGAATGGTTGATCCCAATGATGTGTTATTTGGTACTAATGGAATAATGAAGGATTATATCAATAGCGGTAGTCAGTTAGGTGAAGAACAAAAAGCAGAAATTAGAAATAATTACAATGTGATAAAACCTGCATTAAGTGAAGAAACCAGAAAACAAGTTGAAGATTATTTGGGACAGATAGGAATTGATGTAACTACACCCATTACCGAACCTATTTCCGAATCTACACCAGAACCACAACCCAATATCTTACAAAAAGGTATTAGTAAAGTCAAAGATTGGTTAGGTATGGAAGGTATTCCAAAGACCGGAGAAACTCCAACTCCGAAAGTTCCAACAGAAATAAAAGAAGCATTAATCCCGACAATGACCAATGATGAATTATATAACGCATTAAAAGGTCTTGACCCTTCAGACCCAATTTATAAAGCACTTTATGATGAGGCGGTAAAGAGAGGACTTATCGAAAAATGATAGATTGGAGTTTAGTAAAGCCACCAGAAGAAAATGAGAAAGAAAAATTAGATTGGGCAACTATTGAACCACCAAAAACACAGGAAGATGTAACCACTCCTGTACCTATAACTACACCTATAAAAACTCCATTAGGTATAGGCGGGCAAGCTAAAGGCGGGGTAATTCTACCTGAAGCAGAAAATAAACCTATATTATCTGATATAAAACAATCTATCCCTTCTATTGCCAAAGGTGTCTGGTATGGCATAATTACCTTACCACAGGCTATTGGTAGTCTAATGAGTCAATGGGGCGAAACTGAACAGGTTATTTCCGACCCGACTAAATTTGTAAGTGAACCAAAATGGGAAGGTGTAGATAAAAAGATATTTGAAGCCATGTATGGTAGTAGAAAATTACTTAACAAGCAAATAGGTCAGGCAGGTAAAGTTGTTTCTGAAAAAGGGCAAGAATTAATTAAAGCTAATCAAGCATATACGGAAAAATACTTACCTCCTAAAGATACAAGTAAATTAAATAAATTCCTATTTGAATTAGGGTCTGGAGCTTCTTCAATAGCACTTGCGGTTGGCGTATCTTTAGTTACTGGTAATGCTGGGGCGGCTGCGATTGCTTTTGGAGGACTGGCTTCAGGTAGGTCTTATCAGGAAGCAAAGGAAGCAGGAGTAGAACCTTTAAAGGCAAGTGCGTTAGGTGCAGTTAATTTTGCCACAGAATCTGGATTAGAATATTTAGGGCTTAATTTCTTGCTAACCAAATTACCTACTTCAAAATTAATAAGTTTAGCACTTAAAGGTGTTGAAAATGCAGGTCAGGAATATTTACAGGAAGCAGGTTCTAATATCGTTGCTAAAGTAGGCTGGGATAAAGCAAGAAAATGGAATGAGGGAAGTGCTAAAGCTGGGGTAATGGGCTTCCTGTTAGGTGCAGGTGCGGATGTAGTTATAAGTAGTGTTGTCAATGAAACCAATGCACCTGAAACATTCGTTAAGAATATTATTGACAGAACATATTCACAAATGGATACCGTAACTAAAAGTGTTAGTTTTGATAATGTTGTTAATCAAGCTAAAACCGACCCTGAAATTAAAAAGACAATAGAGGAAATAAAAACCGCAGAGCCGATACCAATAACCACAGGCAAAGGTAAAGTAAGCAAGATAGCCACAAGCATTGAAGCAAAATCTATCGAGCAAGGCTTAACTAAAGGGTATGGTCATTTAGCCGAATATACCCCTATTGTGATTAAAGAGCAGGCACAAAAGGCAAGTAATTTAATAAACACCAATATTAATGAAGCAAGAAAGATTATAAGAGGCGAAATACCATTACCCGAAGGGCTAAAAGGAACTGCCTTAATTACTGCAATGGAAGATTATGTAAAGAAAACCGCAGATGGCGAATTAGCCTCTGAACTGGCCAGTTCTCCACTTGTTTCAGGCACATCAGCAGCAGCACAGGAATTAAGACTGGCAGCCGAAAGAGACCCTGAATCACCTGTTAAGGCAATAGCGGATATTAATAAACTATTAGAAGAGACTGCTCAAAAAAGATATCCAAAACAGATATTAGCCAAAGCAAAAGAGAATGTAACCAATAGTATTAAAAGTGAGATTAAAAAAGCCAATACTGCTTATTCATGGCAAGCATTTATCGAATCAATACAGTGTTAAGAAAGGATAATATATGTATTGTTTACCAAAACCTTTAGCCAATAAATTTATAGAAGGATTGAAAAATGGAAGTATTGACCCCGCTAAACTTTCTGAAATGTCCTCTGAAGGCAGGCGAACTTTCTTTCAAGAAATTATGGGCGAGATACATGCTAAATATACCAATTCATTATTTGAGAGTAAGTTATTATTAAAAAATCAACAACGGGGTATGATTACATGGGCGAAAACAGTTTCAGGATTAAAACCTGAAGCACAAAGAGATATCTTATCAAGAGTCAATAAGATGACCGAGATATTAAATCCTGCAACCGAAAAAGCCTTTTTAGAGGATTTAGTGGCTCATAAATTAAAAACAAAAGTTACCATAGAACAGGCGAATAAGATAGCTGAATTGGCCAAGATAACCGCAGATAAAAAGAATTTAATGAATGAAGGTATAGGGGACAGGTTGGAATACGGAAGGGCAGCAGTGGCATTTGGAAATTATGTTAGCGGACTTAAAGAAGATGCTAAGAAATTAACAATATCAGAACAACTCAAGCCCGGACAGTGGGCAAAAGGTGTGGTTAATATCGGAGGAATAGCAAGGTCATTAAAGGCTTCTATGGATAATAGTGCATTATTCAGGCAAGGGTGGAAAACTCTTTGGACTAACCCCGGAATATGGACAAAAAATGCTATAAAATCATTTATTGATATTGGCAAAATAATTGGCGGTAAAACAGTGATAAATGAAGTAAAAGCCGATATCGTATCAAGACCGAATTATGACAGAATGAGAAAAGCACGGTTAGCAATAGCAACTATTGAAGAAGAATTTCCAAGTGGATTACCCGAAAAGATACCCGCTATTGGCAGGGTATATAAAGCAAGTCAGGACGCTTATACTGCTTTTTTATATAAACAAAGAGCCGATATATTTGATAAATATATGGAAATTGGGGAAAGGTCTGGGGTTGATATAGATGATAAAACACAACTTGAAAGTATAGGCAAAGTAATTAATTCTTTAACAGGTAGAGGGAATTTAGGTATACTCGAACCTGTTGCAAATATAGTTAATAATGTATTCTTCTCTCCGAGATTACTTAAAAGTCATATTGATGTTTTAACCGCACATAGATTTGATTCAAAAGTTACTCCTTTTGCCAAAAAAATGGCGGCAGTTAATCTGGTAAAAATAGTAAGTGGGACAGCCGCAGTACTCGTTATTGCAGGTGCAGCAATGCCTGGAAGTGTTGACTGGAATCCCAACAGTGCTGATTTTGGTGATATAAAAGTAGGTAGTACTCGTTTTGACGTATCAGGTGGTATGGCTTCAATAGTAACATTAGCTTCCCGCTTGATAACTAATTCTACTAAAAGCAGTACAACTGGTATAGTAAAAGAATTAGGGACAGGAGAATTTGGAGAATCTACAAGATTAGATGTTGTTTATAATTTCTTTGAAAATAAATTATCTCCATTGTATTCAGTGATAAAAAGTCTTGCAATAGGAAGGGATTGGGAAGGTAAGAAACCAACAGCAGGAAGTACTTTAAAGGATTTATTTGTTCCGATTATAATGACTAACTATAAAGAATTAAAAGATGACCCGGATTCAGCCGATATGTTACTTTCGATGATAGCCGAAGGATTGGGTATAAGTACAAATACTTATTCGGCAAATACAGACTGGTCACAAAATCCCGGTGTAGTATTACAGCAATTTAGAGAAAAGGTTGGAGAGCAAAGATTCAAGTTATTAAATGATGATTTTAATAAGAAGTTTAATTTATGGTTTAAACTTATGCAGGCAAATCGAACATATAAATCTCTATCAGATGAAGATAAACAAAAGGTAATTACCAAGAAAAAAACAGAAATAAAGAATGATATATTTAAGAAAAATTTCTTTAAATATAAATCCGCACCAACCAAGAAACTACCTAATCTTTAAAATAATCAGGGAAGCACATAAATATTATTATGCATATAAGCATAAAAACAAACCAATCAGCTTGTAATATTCTAAACATTATAATAGCCGCAACAGCATAATAAAACATCTTCATAACAAAAAGGATAACATCTTGCAATTTACTGGTCTGATTATTCATACCACATTCCCTACCATATATATTATCCCCGCAATCGCCAGTATAACCAACCCGAACAGCAAGGTCTTTCCGACCTTTCGCATATATGCTTTCATAATAGACCCCCTTATGGAAGATAGAGCAGGTAAGGAACGTGAGTCTGGTACATGGGTAGTACCAGAACTTGAGAACCTGCCCTGCCTACCACCACATTAGGCAAGCCGAGAAAGGACGCAAACCCGAAATAGCCACTACAACATAAACTATTCTGGGAACACGGAACTCGGCTCACCTACTTCAAAATTCACACCTATCATATATCACAAATAAATATAAATGTCAAGAGGTGACCAAATGACCGACTGGACTGAAGAAACCAAATCACAAGGTCCCCACTGGAAAAGTGAGGATATTACCGATAGAACGGTAACACGAGGCAAGACTGGAGCTATGACACGAGGCGGGATGGCCAAAGCTATCCATAATGATATTGCCGCCGAAGTTGTGCGTCTGGATATCGAGAACGCATTTGGCAGTAAGAATACTACTACCTTTACGGAGGAAACTAAAACCACGGTGACGTGGAGTGAGGAGTCAAAAACATGAAAAAATATTTTATACCCTTATTTATTATCTTATGTTTAATTGCCTATATTATAGGTTATACCACAGTTACCAAAACCGATAATTTAGAATTATCTATGCCTGCCACAGAAGATGAAACGGTTGACTGGTATGATACCATGAACGCTAACATGGTCTTAATTGATGCTGCCTTTGATGATGTAATGGCATTTGATGACGGAGAGTATATAGAAGATAGGGCAGGTGCAATGTGGACAGGCAATACTGAAACATTTATTACTATGACCTATCAAGATGCCGATAATACGGTTGATGCAGTTGTACCCGTCAAAGATGAAGATGATATGGTCTCCAATTCCGCTACTCACCTTGCTACTCAACAAAGCATTAAAAAGTACGTGGATGATTATGTAGGGCAACTAACCGAAGAAGAAGTAGAGGACTATGTAGGCGGAATGTTGGGGGGAACGGAAACATTTATTTCTGTAGATTATCAAGATGATACAGCAGATATAGATTTTGTCATTCCCGTAAAAGATGAAGATGATATGGCCTCGGATTCTGCTACTTATTTAGCTACCCAGCAGAGTATAAAAAAATATGTTGATGATAATGTCGGATATTCCAATCTAACTGAATTTGTGGGACAGAATAATTGGAAGGTTTTTTATTCTAATGGTTCTGGGGATGTAACAGAACTTGCTTTAGGTACTAATGGACAGTATTTAAGGGCTAACGGTGCAACTTCTGCACCTACTTTTGATACGCCTACTGGTGCAGGGGATATGTTAAAGGCTGTGTATGATACTGATCAGGATGGTGATATTGAAGTATCGTCAGGTGGAACAGAAAAATCATCTTGGACACTCTATGCAATTCCCTATCTTTCTGGAACTACTGCTTTCGGAGAAATACTAATAGGAACAGATAATTACGCTTTAACTGTTAATGGCTCAACAGGATATGACTGGACACGGCTTGAGACTTACGATGCAGGTTTAGACAGTCTTGCAGCCTTAACTTATGTTTCTGATAGTTTTATAAAGGTTACTGCGACAGATACATACGCAATTAGAACTATTGCTCAAACTATAACAGATTTAGCACTGGATAGTGATGATCTTTCAGATGTAGCCTCTATTGCCATGCTTAATGAAGCAGAAGCAATTACTGGGAACTGGGTTAACACTACCAACCCCTGGGCTGACAATGAAGTGGCTGATAATATCACTATTGATTTAGCCACGTTGGCTACAACCTTTACCGCTACCGATAACGAGAACGAAGCTCTTGCCTGTCTATTAATTTTTGTAGATGGAGCAACAGGCGCACAAGGTGGTGAAACTGATGGAGATTTAACTTATAATCCTTCAACTGGAATTCTTACAGTGCCTTCAATCGACTTAACCACAGCTTTAGTAGATGCAGACGTAGCCGATGACCTCACCATAACCGCAGCCGATACTACTGACACGACGACTTTTGTTGCATTATGGGAAACTGTAACAGGTGCTCAAAAATTAAAGTCTGATGCAGGGCTTACCTATAACGCCGGTACAGGACAGTTAGGTGCTACCAACGTATTCTTCGGCTCTTTCGCTAATGCTGTTGCCCCTGCTGTAACTGATGATATAACTTTAGGATATGTGGTAGGTAGTATATGGATAGATACAACCAATGATGACGCTTACACCTGTCTTGACAATTCAGATGGTGCAGCCGTTTGGTCATCAAGCGGTGGTTTAAGTTTCCTTAATTTAAGTGATACTCCTGCTGCTTATGACACTGGTAAGTACGCTCGGTCTACTGCTACAGGTATAGAATGGGATAGTTCTCTCGGAGTTGATACTTATGGTACTCCCGCTGATAATGATATCGCATACTTTACCGACACAAACACAATCGAGGGTAAAACTCAATCAGAATTGACGTTAATTAATTACTCTGGCACTCCTGTTGATAATGACTTTGCCAAATTTACTGACGCTGACACCGTCGAGGGCAGAAGTTATTCAGAAACCAGAAATGATTTAGAAAACTATGTTATCTATCCTCAACCCTATGCCGAAACAGGAGATGGAACAGTTGAGACCCCTTGGGCTGGCTCTTGTATCGAAGATGCCTATACTGCCTGTCCGACAGGTGGCACGATTTATTTAAGGGCAGGTTATTATCAATTAGCCGGGAAATTAACACTTGCTAAAACCATTAATATAATCGGCGAGGGTATAGGCAAAACCATAATACTTACTGCGAATGAGACTGGTTTTTGGATTACTGGTGATTATGTTTCTATTAAAAATCTTACTATAGATGGAGCAGCAGAAGTTGATGGAACCGCATACTATGCTCCTATACAGAATATCGGTAATGAATATACATTATTGCAAAATATAGAAGCAAAAAATGGTGGATTTTATGGAATAGGTGCTTGGCAAAATAATCATTCCACACTTCAAAACATTTATGCACACGATAATTATTATGATGGTATACATCCCGGTTCTAATGCGGTAGGAAGAAACAAGTGGAATACCTATCGAGATATTTATGTTTGGAATAGTGGTAATGCAGGATTTTATGACAGGGGTGATGGGGAAGAAGGACATCCCATAGAGGATTGTCATAATGTATACGACAATATACAGGCTTGGGATAATGGTGATCAAGGCATAATGATAGATTATCAAAAAGACGGTGTGGCATCTAATTTACGTTCAAGGAACAATGGGATAGGAATAACTTTTGATTATGTTGAAGATTTTAACATTACTAATTGCTCGGCAATCGGAAATGACGAACAAGGAATGATATTAGAGGGTTCAACAAATATTACTCTCACAGATGTAATTGTGAAAAGTAACAATGTTGGTTTTACCGAAATTGCTGGAACACTTATTACTAGTTGCTCAAATGTAAAACTAACTTCTTTTCAATCTTATGAAGGCAGAGTAGTAACAGGAACTGATATTGCTTTTGTAGATGGCGGTGCAGGTGCAGATACAATAACCAGAACTACTGGTGATTTTCTTACTTCTGGATTTGTAGCAGGAAAAGCCATTAATATTTCAGGTTCTGTTTCTAATAACGGCAATAAAACTATTGTTAGCGTGGTAGCAGGAACGATTACTTTGGCAACAGGCACTTTAACCGCAGAAATAGCAGGAGCTACAGTTACCATCACACAATATCTTCAATATAGAGGATTAGAATTAGCTGGAACAAATACAAATATAAGTTTAGTAAATTGTAAATTAGACCCAAATATTGCTTCAGGGATAGCTGGCACTACCGCAGGAATAGTATCTTGGGGAATTGTTAATGATGATATTGATTTAGTCTTTGGTAGTGATAGAAACTGGTTAGTTCAATATGACGAAGGCGTTGACGACCAGTTATTATTCCTTACCGCTGGAACGGCTTCTATCGCTACTACTGACCCAATGTTTGAAATTATAGTAGGTGCGACTCCTACCGCTGACCAGCAGGTATTTGGTGTAAGTAAAGGGACTCAGGCAAGTAATACACCTTTATTTACTGTTGATGAAGATGGTGATGTTGTCATAGCGGGGAATATTGCAGTAACAGGAACTTATGACAAAGTCAATGACGCTGACACACTCGATACTCACGATACTTCTTACTTCCAAACTGCTATAACTGGAACAGATACTTATGTTTTATTTTTTGATGGTGCAAATACCCCCGCTGGTGACGCAGGTTTGACTTACAATAAAACAACCGATACTCTGACCGCAGTTGAATTTGTTGGTGGTGGCACTGGTCTAACTGGTGTTGAAATGGCATTAACCGATGAAGCAAGTTTATATAGCACGCTTTCGGATGTAGACCTATTTTTAGAGGATTTAGTTGATGATACTACACCACAATTAGGTGGTCAATTACAATCAGGCGCACATAGTATTAACTTCACAGAACAGGTCTTAACTTCTGGGGCTGCTATAGCTTGGAATTTGGGAAACAGTAATAAAGCCACTTTGACCGCAGAACATAATTTTACTATTACCATAACTGCTCCATCTGGTGCTTTAAATGCACAAGTAATCATTACTCAAGACGGTACTGGTACGAGAGTAATGGATGAAATAGTAACTCAATCAGATGCAACCATTGTTGAAGCAGAGGTTCATACAGATACAGAGATTATAGATTTAACTGTTGATATTCCTACGGGTGCAAGGATTAGATTTAAAACTTCTGGTGTTATCCCAACCCCTTTAGTGGCAGATACTATTTACTGGGCTATTAGAAGTTCAGAAAATCACATTCAGGTGGCAACCACAAAGGCTCTTGCAATAGCTGGGACGGCTGTTAATTTAACTGATGATGGCACAGATACTCAGACCGTTCAACAATTAGTAAAATGGACAGGTGGAACTTTAGGAGTTCTATCTACTACAGCAGGTTCAGAAGATATATTGGGACTAACCTACAAGACCGCTGATAAGCAATGGTATGCAGTTTTAAATAAAGATTTCTATTAAGGAGAAGATATGAAAAAAATATTATTAGTGATTATAATAACTTGCCTTATTTTATGGGTTATTATTTCATGCGTTACTAAAAATATTGTAGATAGTAGGAAACAAATTAGCTTATTAGAGGAACGTATTAAATTAGCTGAAGAATGTCTAAATCTATCTTTGGAAATGCAGAAATTAATACAAGAAGATTCCCATGATAAAAAACGCATGGATGAAATAACGTTAAAACGATTAAAGTTGACAGAACAAATTCTTTTAACTTATAAGGATAAGATATGAAAAAAATATTATTAATCATTGCTCTTATAATGGCGATATTTCAGATGATTGTTTTAGCAACTGCTATTGATATAGGTGAAGTTGCTAAGAATAGAAATTTTGCTTCTTCACCTGGCTATACTGACGTAAATATAGGAAATTCTGCAAATGCAACAGGTAAAATCAACTCAGTGGAAATTTGGGCTGAGACGGATATAACTGGTTGCGAAGTAGCTACTTTCTATGTAGTATCAGGGAATTATTTATCTACTCGTGATAGCGAAACCATATCTGGAACTATAACTGCTGGAGCAAAACGAACTTTTACTGTTGACCTTGATGTGGTGGTAGGGGATTTCATTGGAATGTATTTTACGAGTGGCAAAATAGAATATGATGGTGAGGGTTATGGTGGATTTTGGCAACTATCTGGCGATAATATTCCTTGTACAAATACAAACTTTGGAAATTCTTATGCAGGTGATGCCATAAGTCTTTATGGTACAGGGGCAACTTCAGCAAGTAATGCGATAAATTTTGCGATTAATTTTTAAGGAGATGAAGTCATGTCAATATGGTTTTTAGTCATTTTATTGATAGGAGTAGGATTATATTTGTCAGGTTGTACTCCAATAACACCGACCCCTAACCCCGACCCTAACCCCGACCCTGAACCGCCACCTATACATGACCCGCTTTTTTGGAAATGGCCAAAGAAGGATATGACGACTGAACGCTGGGATATCTATATGCAGGGCATGAACTATATCACATCTGATACATTAATGGCTCTTGAAATGAAAAATTATAAATGGGTAAGCGATTGGGATTTATTCAATAAAGAGGATTTCTGGGCGCCTCCTGACCTGGTCTTTGAAAATAAAAAAGATGATTGTGATGGTCTGGCCATGCTTTCCGCTGATGGATTAGGCAGATTTGTAAAAATTCCTGAAGTCTGGTGGTGCGAGTTCTATGGTTATTACAGGTATTATTATTTAAAAGACGATAAATGGACTTACGATATCGAACTGGGCGGTCATGCAATCACAGTATATGAAAGAAATGGCAAGCTGACGGCATTCTCTAATACTTCATGGTGGGTAGATAAAGGATTTAATGATTATGTAGATATAGGTGAACTGACCTTTCCGGAAGGGATAATCTTGATCCGTTGCCGTCATTGGGAAACGGGCAAATTACAGTGGATTGCAGAGGCAAAGCAAGGGGAGATATTAGAAGGGTCTTGCATATTTGATAGAAGCAAAAAGGTGGTGGAATAATGCCTGAAAAAATATCTCATCAATCACTGGCGATAATGATTGGCAATCTTGATAAAAAAGTTGATGGAGTTAATACAAGGTTAGACACATTGAATGGCAGAACATTTAAGAATAGTACCGACATAGCAAAGATGAAAGGGCAGAGTGGGGTTATCGCTTTTTTTGTTTCTCTTATAACATCTATTGTTGGTATTTATTTTGGTACGAAACGATGAATTGGATAGATAAATACCATATTATTAGGCGGTCATTATTAATCATATTTACTTATTTCTTTCTGAAGATTACCTATAAGATTTTCTTTAATGGTATCACATTAGATACATTCAAATTAAGTGCCTATATATTCTTTGGCGGGATAGAAACATTTATCGTAAAGTTTTATCACGATAGTAGAGATAAAGAGGAAGGAGGTAAATTATGAATACAGGAATTTATGAACATCTATTTGAAGAATACCCAATAAATGAGCATTTTGAATTAAATGTTTTTCAATGGGCTTTAATTACAAAAGCAACATTACCATATATTAAATTGCTTGACTGGGAAGATATTAAATGAATATTCGCCAGTGGTGGGTAGTAAGGCAATTAAAAGATATTGCTTATGAGGTAAAAAAACTATCTGGTTTTCCTGCCTCTGCTATCATTTCGCAAGGTATCTGGGAAACGGATTGGTTAAAGAAAATAGCTTGCGATACAATTACCGGAAAGAAATCTAATAATATTTTGGGTATAAAGGCTAAACCGGGTAAATACGAAGGCACAAATGGCTATGTAACTTGCGGTACTCATGAATGGGATAAAGTATTAAACAAGTATATTTTCATACCAAAAGCGACCTTCAGGGCATATTTTACTTACAAAGAATGTATGCTTGATTATGTGAATGTAATCAAAAATTCAATGATAGATATAAATGGAGTAAAACTCCAAAGATATAGAAGGGCACTTACCGATGAAGCCTTAAAAGATATGCGAATATTTATTCGAGAAATTTGGGTAGCCGGATATGCCACCGATAAATTTTATCCGGACAAAGTAATTCAAATAGCTGAACAGTGTAAGTTAATTCCAAAGGAAAAGGCATGAAAATATTTAAAATTATTATCTTAACCTTATGTGTAATCAGTCTACTATCTATATTCGGTTTATGTGAAGAAATCAAAATAATAGAATTAAATGCTGATAACTACGAGGCAGAGGTGCTTAAAAGTGATATACCGGTTGTGATAGATTTCTGGGCTTCATGGTGCAGATATTGTAAGTTAATGGACCCTATCATTAAGAGGCTGGCCATATTCCACAAAAACAAGGTTAAATTTGTAAAGGTAGATGTGGATAAAAGTCTTAAATTCCTGAATAATTTTAGGCCACTTCGAGGGTTACCAATCTTAATATTTTTTAAAGATGGGATAGAAATTGATAGGCTAATAGGATTTACACCCTTTCTTACCATCAACGATAAAATAATGCTCATGTTGAAAGTAGAAAAGAAAGAGGATAAAGACGATGGTTGCAAAGGTGGAATTTGCGAACCACCGGAGGAATATGACAATGACTGACCCGCAGATATTCTGCCCGATATGTATTACCGCTATGTTACTGGCTGAAGCCACAGAGGAGGGATTGGTATATATCTGTCCTAAATGTATGTTTCAGCTTAATTTAGGATTGGTAAAGGAGGAATAGTGGAATATCCAAAAGATTATATCAATCAAATAATATGTGGTGATTGTCTTGAAGTGATGAAGGGGATACCCGATAAGAGTGTGGATTTAGTGGTGACTGACCCACCGTATGGAATAGATTTTAAAAGGGGTTATAAAAATAATAGTGAAACCATTATAGGGGATACAGGCTTTGAAGTTATGGTTTTCTTAGATGATATCTTAATGGAGTTCAAGAGAATTTTAAAAACTAATTCAGCTATCTACTGGTTTACAAGATTTGATGTTTACCCTTATTTGTTTATCAAATTTAGGAGATACTTCAAGGTTAAAAATCAAATAATTTGGTATAAAAAAACTGAAGCTACAGGATTAGGAGATTTAAGAGGTAATTATGCGAATAATTACGAATCTATTCTTTTTGCCGTAAAAGACAAACATATCCTAAAGGAAAAAAGATGCGGTAGTGTTTGGAGTATAAAATCTTGCAAAAATGAATTTCATTTTACTCAAAAACCTTTAGAAGTCATTTATAAAATAATAAATTATAGTTCCAATAAAGAAGATATAGTCCTTGACCCCTTTCTCGGTTCAGGTACAACCGCAGTAGCTTGTAAAGAATTATGGCGTAGATATATCGGTATAGAAATAAGTCCGGAATATTGCGAGATAGCACGAAGGCGACTTAATGCTATTCCAGAATTATTATTTAAGTAAGGAGGAAATAAAATAGCTACAAAAAAGATAGCTAAAAAAGTTAAATGTCCTATACACAGATTAAAAAAGAAAGAAATATTATGGTTATACAGCCATAAGTGTAAACACAGCCACAACTATCTTGAGCATTATAATTGTTATCTCCAAGAACACCCCGAAATCCAAGAGAAGATAGGATTTTTAGATATTGAATGTTCTAACCTTGACGCTAACTGGGGAATAATTTTAAGTTATTGTATTAAACCACGAGGCGGGTCAGGAATACTTAAAGATGTAATAACCATAAATGATATAAATAAATACCCACAAGATCAGACAGATAAAAGAATAGTTAAAGACTTAATAGCAGATATGTTGAAGTTTGACAGATTGGTAGCCCATTATGGTAGACGGTTTGATTTACCCTATATAAGAACAAGAGCTTTAATTATGGGAATAGATTTCCCACACTTCGGTAGCATACAAAATGATGATACTTGGTGTATAGCAAGGAAAAAATTAAAACTAAATAATAATAGATTAGAAACAATAGACAGAGCTTTAAACGGTAAAAGTATAAAGACACACCTTACACCAAAGTATTGGATTGCAGGGGCAAGGGGAGATAAAAAAGCTCTTGCCTATATATTGGACCATAACGAAAAAGATGTTATTGCTTTAGAGGATATATGGCTAAAACTAAATAAATTCGTAAGTAAGACAAATTGCAGTATTTAATATGGGGGCGTAAGGTTTCGATAGCGGAATAACACCGCTAAATAGGATTAGGGCACTCCTAACAGGTGCGAAAAGCTACACTCGGGTTCGATTCCCGACGCCTCCACCAAAAACGGGAAGTAGTAATGAAACTGGATTACTACGAGGATTGACGAGGAAGTTGGGGTTTGAGCAATCCATTCATCAACCGCCCGTTGAGGGCTTTGGCTAAAGACGGGCTATAATTTCTTGAAAATGCTATTTTAAGGACGCTTTAGAAATGAAGCAAAAAACCTATCTCGATAAGTTAATGGAGAATGAGGAATTTAAAGAGAAATTTGTTAATGAGTTGGAGAAAATATTCATTGATGAAGACCATCTTATATGGGAGAAGCAGAGGGGTAATCCCTCAGATAATGATTATCTAAAAGGTTATAGGGATTGTTGGAATAGATTAAGAGATAATGCGGCAAGTTTAATTGGGATTAAGAAATAATCTACCAATGCGACCTTATCCGTAAATGTCGCCTTAGTCACTAATGCCAGACTTTCGATTATGTTGGCATTAGTGGATTTGTTATATCGAAACTGCAAAAGTGCGAACGCTGTAAACATAATTGCATTCCTGATATAACAAGTTACGGCAAAAAGTGTTCATACCGTAGATTCACTACCAAACGAACATTTAACATAATGTTAGCGTGAAAAAGGAATATATTGTTAGCAAATAATTATTTGAGGAATTATGTTTAATCAAAAAGAATATAGTAAGCAATATTATTTAGATCATAAAGATAAAATAAAAAAATATCATCATCGATATTTAATTGAACGCAATTATAGCTTATCTTATAAAGAATGGTTAAAGATGTGGGAAAATCAGAATGGAAAATGTGCTATTTGCGGGAAGGAATTTAAAAATAAGTCCGATGCTTGCATAGACCATGACCATAAAACCGATAATATTAGAGGATTGCTTTGTAAACAATGTAATTTTGGTATTGGTTTATTTAATGATAAGCCAGAACTATTAATAAAAGTAGCAGATTATTTATTGTTATATAAACTTTGAACTCTCTTTTAAAGAGACTTGTGATAATAAGCGACAACGCTATTATCAGTTATTAACCTAAATACTAATACTTGTTAATAAGTATAGAGGTATAAGGACACTTAATTAATGGAAATATATATTATCGACATCTGGTTTAGAAAGATAGGAGGTTAGTTATGAAAGACAATATGAGAATTAAAATAATTGACGAAGTTAGGTTTTGTTGTAAGAAAATGGAAGATTATTATGAAAGCCACAGTGATATAAAATTTGATAGCACAGAGGAAGTCCCGCCATACCTAAATTATAAAATGTCTTATGAAGGGAAGTGGATTAATAAATGTCCATTTTGTAAGGCACATATAGAAATGGATATATCCAAATCACATTGGTTAGGAATATGACAATAACCATTCTCGATATCTGGCTATCAAAGTTAAGATATGGCTGGGAAAAAGAGATTAGGGAAGCGTTTACATTATACATATAAGACACAAATGTATCAAATGTGATATGCAAGTAGTTAAAAAGCGTAACCAGTAGGTGATAAAATGACACCGACTGAGTTACCAGACAAAATAACGAATGTAAGGATAAGGCTGGTAAAGTTGACATAGGAGGTAGAGATGTCAAGTAAGAAAGGTTTAGTTGACTTAAAGAAAGGAGGTTAATATGAAAGTATTTATGATTGGTTCTACTGCATATCAAGATAAGATAAATAAATATGCAGAAGAATTAAGAAAAGAAGGTCACGAGGTTTTGATACCCGTCTTTGATAGTTGGGAAAATGCAACCGTATTAGAAATTTTAACCGAGAATAGACGACTAATGAGATTAGCCGATGAAGTGCACATGATTTATGACGGGCGGAGTGATGGAACAAAGTTTGATTTTGGAATGTGTTTTGCGATGGGAAAACCATTAAAAATTATCTATACGAATGATAAGCATTTAGTCGATGGCATGTATGAGTATGAGGCGAGTCTATGAAAGAATATCATGGCCATCCATTATTCTATAAATTAACTAGTGAAGAAATAGAACTGCATAATCAAAAAAATTATCAATATGCAAGTGAGAAAGACCCATTAGGTAATTTCAACCGTGTAGGAATACTATGCCGTAAAGTATTACTTAATCCTGATGTACCGGATAATTTAAAAATTGGAATGGTGCAGATGGCAAAGCAGATAGATGCAGTTTATGACATTATTGGCGAGGGGAAAAAGAACACCATAGAATCGGTTGAAGATAAGTTGAGGGATATATCGGTTTATTCAAAAATTAATAATATTATGTATAGGGAATGGATTAATTGCAGGATTGTGCCATAAATGGTAATAACCTTACCTACTATTACTCAAACCTGCAATATGTGAACTAATAAATGGTTAAAATGTGCAATATAGTAGTCATAATTGACTACTATTGTATTCAATTCGAGAAAAGTCACGAATATTTTAGACTATCCGGTAATTCTGGATAGTTCGCAATCATATACATGATACATACCATTAATGATAACTATGGTGTAACAAATTAAGAAAGAAAGGAGATGATAATAATGGAGGACATGATTTTAATAGTCATACGTGCTTTGGCTGTATTAGGCGAAAAGGGAGTCCATTCCCTATTAAATTCAGTCAATAATGCAGTACTCGCAAGCCCCAACCAGATAGATAATGAGTTGTTTAAACTGGTAATCGATTCAGTTAAATCCTATGAAATAAAAAACTAAAGGCAAGGGTTAACCCCAGTTATATGAATGCTTTAGGTTATATACTGGGGTTATATGCCCTGTATATGTTTCGCAAGTTAGGATTGGATATAGTATACCAGAAGGAAATAATGGAATGGCTGTTATATACAAAACAGCAAAGATTCGCTAAAAAAGCAGAGAAACAAATATTAGATGAAATAGAAAGATATATGAGTGGAAAGAAAACTATAGAAGAATTAATGAAGGAGAAATTTCCCGAACCTGAATGGATCATCGAAGATAATACACAATCCCCCCAACCCGGGCCGAGCGGGTAATCTCGGATCATTTTTTCCTCCCCCTCTGGGAATGCAAGAGTCCCAGGGGGTAATTTTTTATTATAAAGGAGATAATATGTTAAGTTCAAGAAAAGGAACAATAAATAATATATCTTATAATGATAACAAATATTTAGATTGGAGAATGTTAAAAGCAGAAATAATTACAAGAGATAATTATACCTGT